GGCTCAGGGTGCTCCTGGTGCTATCCTTTGGATTAAGCGCCGTCGGGCTGAATACCTGGGTTACCTGGCATCCGACCCGTCCTCCAAGCAGGGAAGGAGGTTCCGTAACAGGCTGATTAGTCAATTCGGGAGGTCGCAAGCTCGAGTTCTGCTGAAAAGGAGGTCTCCGGTTATCCGGATGGTCCTCACAGCTCTCACATCGCTGCGGTCTCTAAGTCTTCCTGTAAAGGTAGACCTTACGACTATTACTAATCCCTCTACCGGGACTCACCAGATCCCCTGGGCGGATTATGTTCGCTCCTTTTGGAACGAGCTCCGCCGGGGGGGGAAGGTGCCGGCAGCCTGTAGTGTCCTTTGGACTGAGTTTCATTTCACCGCCAAGAGGGGCCCTAACGGTCCCGCTCTTTGGAGTGCTCTGTCTGACCTCGTCTCCCTTCCGGGGACTCTGTTCGAGAGCATTTCCGATCTTGGTGGTCCGGCGCTGCGTGGTATCATGCATCGCCTGATGGCTGATCCCGTCCTTCTCGGTCTACCGGATCCCGAGTTTTTTGGCTCGGAACCCGGTGGGGTTAGAAGGCTTGTTGGGATCCCGGATCTGGAGGGAAAGACGCGGGTGATCGCTATTCTGGACTATTGGTCTCAGACAGCTCTTCGCCCGGTCCATGACTTCCTCTTCGGGGTCCTGAGGACCATCCGCCAGGACATGACATTCAACCAGGGCTCCTTTGTGGACCACGTAAGTCGGTGGGGTCCGGGGGTAACCCTTTACTCCATCGATCTCACGGCGGCCACCGACCGTTTTCCGGTCGATGTGATCGCTCTGGTCCTTAGGGGGCACTTCGGTGAAACCTTCGTCCAAGCCTGGAGGGATATCATGGTGGGTTACCCATTCATGACCCCTGAGGGGAAGGAGGTATCGTACTCCGTGGGGAACCCCATGGGAGCGATGTCTTCTTGGTCGTCCTTTGCAATCACCCACCACTTCGTGGTGTATGTTGCTTGCGTACGGCTTGGAATGAAGTGGAGGTCCAGTAGGTATGTCGTCCTTGGGGACGACGTCCTTATTGGGGACTCCTCCCTAGCCGAAGAGTATCTGGCGATGCTGGGGGCCCTTGGGGTAGAAGTATCCTCCGCTAAGACGTATGTGTCTCCTCACATGTGCGAGTTCGCGAAGCGGTACCTCTTTGAGGGAGAGGAGGTAACTCCTTTCCCCGTCTCGTCCGTCACCTCGAACCTGGGAGATGTTAGTCTCCTGGTTTCGGGGATGATGGGCGAGACCCGCAAGGGGCTGCGGCCATCGTCGGGTATCCCTGGGGCAGTCGAGACCCTTTCGCGGGCCATTGGTCGGAGTTTCCGCACAGCGCGGGAGCTCTCCAAGATGGCACGTGAGGTCGAACTCGGAACGCTATTCGTCCAGGGATTCGTGGAGGCGGGGGAGCTTCTCCTCCGTCTTAACCACACTCTCGACGAGCCCTCCCGTGACTACCTTCACTCTATGAGTGCGGGAATCGTGGAAGGGGC